TTATCCAGCCATACGTCTCGGCCATCATCTACGCCTATGGCGTGGATGTGGTCGAGGTCAAACACCTTCGACACGGCAAGCTCTGCCTTTACGCCCAGCAAATCCAAGTCAGCGTCTGACCTGCCCTTGTCCCGGCGCTGATTGGCCACGCCAGAAGCGCGGGCCAACTGCCAGCGCATTGCTGCGGCCTGATTGCATTGCGCAACCTCTTTTTGCGTTAGGCTTACAAGCATGGCGTTGTCCTATCTAAAATGGCGGTTCTTCGTTTTCATGCGCCGGAACCCACAAAGGAGATAAGAGTTCCGGCGCAGAATTGGCCTGAGCGTCACCCGCTACAACAGGCTTGCCAAACATTTGCATCAAAAACGTCGGCAGATGCTCAGACCAAATCACTTGCGAGCCTTCGCAGCAGCTCGCGCAATAACATCGTCAGCGGCTTGGGCTGCGCGCTCATCTTTGCGCATGTCAGCCTCCAGCATGACGTTTAAAACGCCCTCGCAAACGTGAACGCGCTCTTCATGTTCAAGATCGAATGCCTCAAATATTGTGCATATGACAGAGCCTAAATGGCCGTTATTCATTTTATCGGGCAGGGCCATCAAGAAATCTTGCGTGGCTTGCGCCATTTTCTTCTCACGTTCATTCATAACCCCTGCTCCTCTTTCTCCAGAACAATGCTAATGATTGAGCGGTGAATGCCTGTGTCGCCATTCAGGTCAAGCCCATCCTTCACAAGCGCGGCGTGTATCTTGCGCCGGGCTGAAACAGATGCGCGGCTCAATCGCGTGTTCTGCGGGTGTGACCAGTCCCAAAACTGAGCCACACCCATATAATCCGGCGAGCCAATAAACTCGCGGTCAATCTCTGTAATCTTGCACAGAGCATTAAACGTAACGTCGGGCAATCCCACCTTAATGCTCATCGACTTCGCCCTCCCATGCAATGCCATGCTCGGCAAAGCGTTCCATTTGATATTTGTTTGGCTTGGTGCGCTTCAGTGTTGAAATGCGACTTGATAGCGTTTGGAATAGCTGGGCCTCATCAAAAGATAAACGCCCAGAATCTCCAGCCTCATCCCGTAGGCCAATAGATAAAATAAGCGCCACACTAGAAATATCGCGCTTTTCCCTGCACTTTGAATGATGCCAGCCAAAATCATTTCTCAAAATGTCAGAAAAGCTGCAAAGATTTACAACGTCACGATATGCAAAGTGCTTCAAATGATGTACGTCCTCAGACATAGACGAGCTTGCATAGTGCAGCTCGCTCAATGCCTCCAACTCTTTGTAATCAAGGTCGGCAATAATGTCTGCTCGGTCAAGCATACCTTGCTTGATGTTTTCCCAAGATGCGATTTTTCTTGCGGTGGGTTTGGTTTCGTTTGTCATTTTTAAACTCCATGTTTGTGTTGTGTCACCAGTATTTGCATATAAAAAACACATGCGCAAGTATATTTTTCACTGGCTCCCTATATTTTAAACATATATAAAGAAAACAGACACAAGAGGAGTCAAAACCATGTCGGATAAGAAGCGCCTAATCAATTTCGCAGAAGAATATGACCGCATAATCACAGAAGCCGCGCGCAGGTCGGGGCTATCTTTCAGCGCGTTTTGCCGGAGTGCAGCGTTAGAAAAAGCCGCCACAATCGTGGAGCATGTAGAGCAGCCGAGGGCTGATTGATGCTCATATATGGATGTGATCCGGGCTTTACCGGGGCCGTGGCGTTATACTGGACCGACACGGGCAGGCTGGAAGTGCATGACATGCCTACGGTCAAAAACACCAAAGGCAAAACGGTCATAAACTGCCCGGCGCTACTGGACGTTTTACAGAACGAAAGCGGAGAGCGTTGCCTTGCCGTCATCGAGCAAGTGGCCGCAATGCGTGGCCAAGGCGTGTCCAGCATGTTTCGCTTTGGCGAAGGCTTCGGAATGCTGCAAATGGGATGCGCTGCAAACAGGCTGCCCGTGCAATTCGTAACGCCTGCAAAATGGAAAGGCTATTTCGGATTGAGCCGAGACAAAGGCGTGTCGCGCGGTCTCGCAATGCAGCGCTTCCCGGATAACGCAAGCGATTTTGGCAGGGCGAAAGACGATGGCAGGGCTGAATCTGCCTTGCTTTGCCTTTACGCGGCAGAAAATATGGTTTGAGCGGTTTGGAGTGGGTGTATTAAATGTGTATTAATTGTTGAGCCATATAAACAAGGGGTTTGGTGGTGTGTTTAATACAATTAATACGCTTTTAATACAGTATTAATACAAGTGGTGTTTTTGTATTATTTGTAGGAAATACCTTTAGGTTTCCTACAAATAATACACACAAAAAACGTGAGGTTTAATATATGGGATATGATTGGGCTAAGTGGGTCAATCAAAAGATTGAGAAGGGCGAGGCTATTGTCCGTCCTGTAGGCTATCATAAAGGGGTCGAGCGGTTGCAGGGGTTTAGATCGAGGCTTGACGCTTGCCGGGATTTAGCAGAGCTTGAGGGCTTCGCCAATCGGCGCAGGTTTGATCCAACATTGCCGAAGTGGAATGCCAGCGAGCGTGATGCAATCCTGCGGCGCAAGTTTGAAATGGAGAATGGGAATGGGTGAGAATATAAGAACGCAAATATTGACCGAAGCGATGGAGCTAATCAATCCCGGCGGGGATAGGGCCAAGGCTTACGGATCAGCGCAAACAAACTTCACCTGCATTGCTGAAATGTGGAGCGCATATCTTGCGCCGCATAAAGTGTCGCCGCGTGACGTGGCAAACCTAATGGCTTTATTGAAATTGGCCAGAATGAGGCAATCCGCCGGAGGGCATAGGGATAGCAGCCTTGACGCGGCCGCCTATTGCGCCTTGGCTCACGAGCTGGACCAAACCACATAAACTTGCGTTTCTGCATTTTGCGGGGCTATACAGAGGCACGGTGCATCGTTCCTCCCAAGGATGCGCCTAAACTGGCCCGGCGCTTGTCCCAATCCATGCGCCGGGCATATCAAAGGGCCGGGCCTATGTCGTACCAGATAGATTTTCGCGTGTTGCTGACTTGCGTGGATGATGACGCGGCCGAGATTGAAACCGGGCTTTTGGTGGACTATTGCGAAGAGCGGTTGAACGAGACAAGCCCAGAGCGATTAATGCAGGCGCTGGGTGAGGTGTTGATGGAGCTGCACGAAAGCGATTTAATAAACACGGGTCAAACCGTGCATTAAAAAAGCCCGGCGCGGTGGCCGGGCTTTTTGTTGTGTTGTGTTTAGGTTTAGGCTTGCAGGTCAATCATTACATTGCGCAATGCCGTGTCGATATGCGTGTCATTCATATAGCTATATAAATTGTCACATATCCAAGCGGAAAGCCCGGCATAGTAAATCCAATCATGCCGCAAGCGCTTTTCAACGTCTTTGGCCTTGCCCTCATTGAGTATAAATTGGCGGTGGCAATCATGCTTCTCTTGCGTCCAGATTGCAGCGATTGAGCTTTTGATGTGGTCAAAGTGTTGTTGTGTGATTTTCATTGTATTATTCCCCTTTACAGATTGAGCGCTAATACAGCGCCAATGATAAGCCCGGCGGCAAGGCCAAGGCTCACTTGAGTTAAGACTGCCTTGACTTGTTGGCGGACTTGTTTTGCTTGGCGGCGTGTCATTATGCTGCCTCACTTTTTGTATTGCGTGAAAATGTCATGCCGTCCGTAAATAGCACAGTGTCACCATCTGGCATGTCAACATACCAAACATAGTCACGCTGATATACGCCGAAGCCGAGACCAAATTGGTGGCTTGCTTGGTTCATCTTGCGCTTTGTCGTGACTGTCTCCCATCCGCCGGAGCGAAGCGTGATTGTGTCATTATCCCATGAAACAATTGCGGTGTTTGTGTATATAACAGAGCCGACGCCGTGTCCGTCTTCTGTCCATGCTGTCTTGTATGTGCTGAGTTTGTTGTAGGCCATTTTGTTTGTCTCCATGTTTGTGTTGTGTCATGCGGCTGCATGTGAAGGCCGCGCCGTTAAGCGCGGCTAACAGATGAAGCCTAATAGCCGAGCCACCCTAAAACATCTTCGGCAAGG